TTAAGGTATATCAACAAATCCACCACTTAAAATAACGTTGTAAGCTTTTTTGCCTGAATAAAGGCAAATGTTTAAATAAAATACTCCTGAATCTGCACCAAAATTGTGAACATCCGAAAACGTTGATCCATCAGCCGCATATTGAATTTTAATATTACCTCCAAAGCGACCAAATCGCATTTTACTATTTACAGCTAACGGGCCAGCCAACACAGATGCAAAAGCAGCTCCATTTAGCAGCTTATAAATACTTCCCAAGTAAAGTGCCGCACCGTATTCGTAACCATTATAATCTTGATTAGTATTGGAGGAATTTAAACCCATGATACCGAAATCTGCATCTATAAGATTAGCGACTAAAACTTCAACACTTCCATCAGTAGAAGCAGGTAAATATTTTTTGCTCAACCCGTATGCCTGCCACGGGCTATCATTCTTACTTTGGTAAAATCCATTTGCAAATACGATGTCTTTCAATGTTGGAAACACTCGATTTTCAGCATTCAAACCGATATATGAAATTAGATTATTTGCGATCTTTAGATGACCTGCATTTGTTGGATGAACAGGATCAGCGGCAGCAAAGTCCAAATTAGTTGCTACTGGTGTAGTAACATCCAGATTCCTATTACCAACAAAAGCAACTGGGTAACCTTCCGCTTTAAACTTATTCACTACCTCTTCAATATTCGCTGAATGAGCTTCTGATATCGCATCGCTTCCGTTGGAAGGACTTGTCGCCCATCCTTCCGGAGGATTGAGGGAGGGTTGCATTACAAGTACAGTTGAGCAATAATCATTAACAGGGTCGAGCAATTCGACCATGTAATTAAATGGACACAAGTCTACGGTGGAAATCAACTCGATGATATGATTTCCCGATGACAAACCAAAAACAGCAAACCCATAGGGCTGAGTTTTGTTATCGTTAGTGCCATCGTTTATACCATCAGTGCAATTGTTAAGGTTTATGATACCTATTGAAACGCTATCTATTATAATTTCGACAGAACCATATAAGTAATCGATAGTGCCTCCAACAAAAACAAAACCGAAAGCTTTTCCAGGCTTCGTTATAGATAAATGATACCCTTCTGATCCGTATCCGGGGTTATACCCCATTGGAGATTTTATATTCGCAAAACCTAAACTTGAAATACTTCCAGACAATAAAGTAAAATCACCATAGAAATAATATTGTTTAGCGAACGAGTTAATAAGCATCATTTCATGAGCCACTTTAACTTTTGTAAGTGTACTTGAATTAACACCTGAACGCCTGAAATCATTAAATCCAATATAGATCACCAAAACGCCAAATATATTCTGGTTAACCTCCTGATTGAATGTTAGCGTTGCTTTGTATACACCAGAGCCGCCTACACCTTTGTTATCTAATGTTCCTCCAATAAAATCCTGTAGTAATTCCGGATATGAATTGCCAGAAGTTGCTGCCTGCCCATAGGTGAAAGAATCTCCAATTGTTTTAAGCGGATCACCTACGTAAATATTACTTACCGTTGTTGTTCTTGTGAGCGTAGAATACCCTGTATCAGGAAACCCTGATTTCTGTGCCTTCAATCTATAATAGTAAGTAGTCCCAAGTGTTAGAGCATCGTCATTTAAGAATAAAGAACCACCCGAATATATAATGGCGGCATCTGAAAAGTCTGAAATCTCGGCACGCTCTAAAACATAGTTATCGGCCAAAACACTATTCCACCCTAATGCAATCTCGTGTGTCGATATTACACTACCCATAAGTACAGGTGTGACAAAACCGGATAAACGGGAACTGATAACGGCAATCTTAACTGACCTCATTGGTTATGCTTTTAAATCACCAGTCAAATACCATTCATTTGTTCCGATCTTTATAGCAGTTGCAAAACTAAACATGGTTCGTAGTTTTAAATTACCATCAGCGCTATTGATAGTAACACCTGATCCTGCAATAATTGATACCTCGCCTGCTCCGTAACCTGATAAAAGTATCTCTGTTTCATCTACCGGAAATGGAACAGCTGAATTGGGCGGAATTGTAAAAGCTTTTGCCGCAGCATTATTCATTTCCTTCAACTTATGATTGTCAGAAATGACGAATGTGTAATTATCTGTTACCCTTTCACGGGTAAGCATTTTATCTTGCTTTAAATCTAAAGCGGTTTTAACAGCAGCCTGCGAAGGTGCACCATCTGTATTACTTGCAGAGACGGTTACATATAACTTCATGATTCCTTTTAAAGAAGCAGTTGCATCATTAATAACAACATCTAAACTTTCCTTCTCCATGATCTTCATGTAGTCGGAAAGCGTTCCGGCAGTAGTTCCCAGGTATTGATACACTGCCCATCCTGAACTGACTGTTGGATCAGTTGTAGCAATTTGAACCATGTACCATGCGTTGTCTTCCTGATCTAACTGATCTGCCAACAGAGCCGCTATATTGGCATAGGTTTCAGCAATGGCAAATCCGCCACCGATGGCCTGAATTAAATCGTAAAGCTTTTTTAACGTATTGCCAGAAACTGATACACCTCCTTTTAAATCATCTATCGCGGTTAAAGGCGCAAGATCATTTAGAGTAGTGGAAAGTCCTTCAATTGAAGTAACCGGAATGTTATTCGCATCTTTATGCCAGAAAGAATCTAACCAGTCAGCAAATTGAGATTCAGTAGGCTTTAAGCCTTTCTTGAACCAGTTTTTAATTGTTGCTATTGCTTGCTTTGCCATCGTCTACACGTTGTTAACAGTCCATCCACTCCATACACCTGATATATTCTTTGATCTCACGAAAAGCCTTCCAAGACCTGAACCACTAACTTGAATCGCCATCTGTCGGAGTAAGGTGCCAGCACCAGATGTAATAATTATATACTCATCAGCAGATGGCGTATTTACATCGGCTGACTGTGCAAATTGAATTGATCCGGACAAAAAATTATTTGCATCATTGCCCGGATTTATAGCGATCGGGTTATGTCGTGAATAGGCTGTATCCGCCTGTCCTTTATTCACTGCATGGGCTGCAAGTGTGGCATTAGGTATCGATAGATTACCTGTCATGGTATCGCCCGCCTTTGCAACCTTTGCACCAATGAGGGTAAGTACTGAAGTGGAAAAATTAGCATCATTACCAAGTGCATTTGCCAGCTCCAAAAGAGTGTCCAAAGCCCCAGGCGCCCCGGATACAACATCAGTTAACTGTTTGATAGTTGATAATCTCGTGAATGACGACACATTAACACCGCCACTTACACCGCATTTCGCTACACGTTGAAAAGAAACTGTTCTTGATATGCCATCCTCAAACGTCTCGTTAGTAGTTGTCTCTTCAATTATAATTTGCGCTGCTTTCGTTCCCGCTATAAAAGGAAGTAGTTCACCGTTTATAGCCACCCATCCAGCTCCGTAACTTGCACCAAGATCATCTACACCCGTCACGATTACATTTGTTCCTAAAAATGCGGCAATCCCTGCGAATGCATCGCGGTAGGATTCCTGCATGAATTTTAACTGATCCTGTGTAAAAGGAAGGCCCTCGAGCTGAGTAAAATCTATGTGCTTATACATCTTAAAATATTTGGATTGAGTAAATCTTACTTGCCAGTTTGTAGTTGTTAATTCTTGTACTCATTTCTACGCTGTTAAAGGAAATATCTGAAGGAACATAAACCACAAAATCAAAAGTTGTCCCAATCGATTCTCCTTTTGTATACAAATAAATAGGCTTATTCTCAGGTTTTGTGTAAAGAAATTTTGGTTTAAGCTCAGCCTTTGTATATAGGTAAACAGCTGCTTTAATTGCTCCATCTTTTATATAAATTCTTCGTAGTACAGAATCATATTGATCATTCAACATCTTCTCCATGTAAACCACTTGCGGGGTAATGGTTAGCTTGTAAATGATAAATAATCGGAATGTTATGAACTGATTGTAGATGAATACTAAAGGAGAAACTAATGCCTGAACAAAAGCGATAAGGTCTTCAAAACGCAATAGCTCTGGTATACGTTGAGTAACCAGCTTTGCATAATTGATAACATATCGTGCAGTATTAATCATTGTAACTGACTCTGTGGTATAAATTCAATAGTAAGATCACCAGTATTTTCAAACCTCATGTAACCGGCATCAGGGAGGTATTGAACATTTACCGTAACAAAAGGAAAGGCACCATACTGAGTAAGACAGCTTTCAACATGAGGAATTACAACACCTTCCACTTTTTGCAGAGCATCAACCAGGTAAGCCAGAACAAACACACCGTTAAAGGGTTGATTCTTTAAAAAGCTATTGACTGCTTTTTGAACCGGTTCGCTTTCTGTGCCATCAATGCGACTACCAGCTGAATCCAGTATGAGCGGATCGTAATAAATTTTTAAACCAAGCTTCAGCTTATCGGCCACCTGGCTTTCAATGTTAATGCGAACACCAGCATCTTTAATTCTACTCATATATTCTGCAAATGCATCCTTTTGCGGAGAAGATAAGGGTGCTAAGTCGGTGTTTTCGGTAGCTACTTTTATTCGCAAACGGCCTTCTGCTTCGGTTACAGCACTGTACTTTACGATCATGCTTGCGTCAATTTGATCTTGTGTGAACCCTGTGTTATCATAGGTGTCGCTATCCAATGCCAGGTTAAAGCCGTACTGGAACTGCTTTGCTTTGTTAGCATACCAGCGCAGGGAATGAGGTTTAAGCACCGCTAAAAGCTCGTTCACTTCAGCCTTAAAAGTGTCAAACAAAACTTCAACTGTATATTGAGCCGTAGCAACGATGCGCGTCCATAAGCGCCAAATGGCTGTAAGGCTCGTACTGGTGGAAACAGGAGCAAGCACCGGATCGGCTTGTATGGCATCTATCATTGCCTGTTGAATTTCTGCTATCGTGCGTGCCATAAATTATCTTACTATAAAGTCTAACTCGATTGCCTCATACTCGATGCCTTCAGGTGCCGGATTACCAACGCCAAAAAACATACTACTGCATACCTTCAACACATTTACTATACTTCTTTTCTTCGGATCGCTGTCGGGGCATTGCAGTAATACACCAGGTTCTATTTCATCGGTAATACCAAATCCGTTTAAGTCGCACAGTTCGAACATACGTTCCTCATCACCCACATATTGTAGTGCAAGGTCTACCCATGTCTGCCCTGGTTGAGCTTTAATAGTTTGCATCTATTATTAACTTATCGCCAACTGTAATTTTATTGATGGTCATTCCATCGCCTATAAACTTTGTTCTAACCTCTCTTACCAAACCGGCTACGTCTTCACTTTCCAGGTAAGTAAAAGCGCCAACAGTACCGACCGGGAATTCTTTATAGCTTCCCTTCTCACACATCAAAAGCAAATTCTTATGCTGATCATCGCTAATGCCTGTAGCGATGTCCCCATCTATAAAAATGGTTTTCAACTCAAAGTCTGCGATAACGTCCTTCATCAATGTTTCACTTTGGTGTCTTCCAAATCTTCATAACTTCCTAACGTCTTGCCTGCAAGCTGTGCGGTCATTAATGTTTTCAATGCCGATCCACCATCGTTTGGTACTGGTGTCCAATTTGTAACGGCATTAACTAATGCTTGTACTACTGCATTGTTCTTATCAAGTTGCGTTTTAGTGTCGGGCCAGTTTACCAAACCTCCTTTGGAGCCATCATTGATAACTACTTCATCGCACTTTAATAAAACCTTTTGTGCCTCACCAACAGAAAGCACCAGCCAGTCGTCACTATCTTCCATGCGCACCGCAAGCGCCCAGGTGTTTATCTTTGGTATGATGGTAAAGCTTACATTACCATCTACTACCGGAGTAAGCCGAACATCAAAGAATTCCAAACCGTCATCGTCCGTAAGTACACAAGTCAGCTCTGTTTCGTCTACGCTTTTCACTTCAGCAAGAAGAGACACAGCGGGGCCTACTTCCGATGCCATTTTCTTTAACAGTTTTCTTACTTCTTCCTGCTTGCTCATAAACTGTTTCCGATTTTTATCTTCTGTCTTCCTCCGGAAGTGCTGAACTCTCCATCTACTCCACTCACAAAATATTTTCCTTTGCGTTCCGGATATTTTGTGTCATCTATATCCACAGCCATGCCCGGAAGAACGTATGGTTTTAAAAATGCAGTGATCGAACCTTCATAGCCGCGATTCACGATCTCATTCCTTTTTTCCGCTGCAATTTTTTCAAGTATCGATTTATCCTTAATGATGCTTTTAAACTTCTTCACCATGCCGTCTTTCTTACCCACAAATCCTTTCTCCTTTGTGCCGTCTTTCTTACGTGTATCAATCTGTATGCGTACGTCTGCAAATTCCTTTCGGTCGTTGAATTTTAGTTCGTTGTCTTTAATCACATTCCAACCTAAACGAAATTTTTTAGTTTGCTTCACGTCCAGCTGTTGCATACCACAGTAAAGAATATCTTCATTGAAGTATACAGTAAGCAGGCATTTTTCTTTCAGCCATTCCAATAGCTGCACGCCACTTACATTTTGAAATGTCGCTTTGTCAATCGGTATCAACGGAATGGAATCGCTTAACTTAATATCAGTTCCTTCTACCAGATCCTGCAAAATCTTTTTTACTGTGGTAGCCTGGTAAGCTTTGCTAAAATCCAATTTCTTCCTTAGCTGATAACTATATCCTTCACATTCTACCTCAAGCGGAATTGTAAAATTCAATCTGCGTATAAAACCTTTAAACTGCCTGTCGTTTTCTCCATCGTATCCTGCAAATACTTCAACCTTCATTCCCTCTTTAAACTGCAAACCAGTTTGCACACGCTCGTAGGTATCGCCTTCCTTTTTAAGCATCGATATTGCAGGCAGCTTAATAGTGCAGCTGTCACTGAAATTATCTACGCTCTTACTCCACTTTATCGCGCTTGGCTTTAGTGATTTAAAAGGCCCGATTATAATATCTGCGGTCATCTTAAACATGGCTCACGTCAATTCAAGGGTAAATACACTATCGCTTTCTATACGCATGGTAAAGGGTCGTATGTGCTTGCGTCCGCCTTCCACTTCCGGCCAGTTTAGTTCCTCAATAGTTATCCGTTGCTGATCATCTTTTAAAAAGATATTTGTAAGTGCGTTGTCCAGGCTTACTGCCAGCTGATCTTCGTACAACTTCTTTATTGCGGTGATTTCCTTTTCTGGCCACCTCCGTCCTTCATCAATCACAAAGCCTTTAATATTGATCTGGTAATCATCAATGTTGTAAAGCTCTTTCACTGTGCCTCTTCGTTCAGCCAGTGGAGTTTTTACGATTGTCTTTTTGCTGCTAACGCTGATTACAGAATAAGGCAAAAACAATTCGCCTTGTTCAAATATTTCTGGGTCGAGGTTGAAGAACTTCACCGGTAGCCATACCTCACGCCCCAGGAAGTTGTCTTGCAGCAGGTTACCGCTATCGCTGGTAATCTGATCATTTACCGGAATGTTTTCGTTCTCACCTTCTATCTGGTAAGGCTTACCCCCAAATTGATACTGATAGAACTTTTTGAAATCAAAAATTGCTAAGCTCATTGTATTGCTGCCCCAGAGTTTAACAACCTCAACAAGTACTCATCCAGCTGGTCTTTAATGCCATCTAAACCTTTTTCAAGTGTAGTGGTATGGATCTCTATTTTCTCGGCAAACTTCACACCGTAGATATTTATAACCCGTGGGCCACCGCCTGTAATTCCTTTCGCGGTGCTGTCATCGGTAACATTAGAGAATGGATTTGCAAACTTATTTCCTCCTGGTGCAGCCGCTGAATCAGCAGCGCCTTTCGGCTTACCGTTTAATTCATTCTTATAAGCTCCTACGGCATTTTTAACGGCACCTGTTAGTGTATCCCTGGCCCTGGATGTTGCGTCCGCGCTCGATGCCTTGTATTCTGCAATGGCACCTTTAGCAGTATCATAAGCCCCGCTGAAATCGCCCTTAAAGAGCTTTCCAAGTGCAGTGCCCAAGCCACCAGCCAAAGCAAGTATAGCTTTGAACTTATCGATGATGTAATCTTTAAGCATCTGGCCGAAGCCCTTCATAATCTCCCAGGTTGCCATGATGACACCGCGAAACTTATCGAACTTATACCAGGCGTAAACAACCAGTGCGATCAGTGCAGCAATGGCCGCGATAACCAACCCGACTGGGTTAAGTGACATCACGATATTTAAAACCTTCATCGCGCCAGACATTATAGTTGCCGCCATTGCTCCACCATTCATTGCCAGTACAAATAAGCCATAACCGGCAGCTGCGGATATTAAACCTATTGTTAGCGGTGCAAGCCAATTTGAATTTTCTTTTATCCATGCAATTGATGCTGATAAAAGATTGACAAACGGCACAAGTGCGTTAGTAATTAAAAAGCCAAAGGCGGGGGCCAGTTCTCCACCCAATTGCAATGCAACGCCAGCCAGTTGTCCTTTAAATGCTTCCCATTTACCGAAATCAGTTGCTGCAATCTTCTCCGTCATATTAAAGAATCGGCCACCTTCACCAGTGGCAGATTGAAATGCGGATTTCACCATATCAAAACTTATTGCTCCGTCTTCAACTTTCTTTCGAAGTACGCCTAACGATATACCCGTTTTCTCACTAATGATTTGCAACGGGTTAAAGCCAGCATTCACAAATTGAAGCAAGTCTTGTCCCATCAGTTTGCCTGCGGCTCTTACCTGGCTGAAGGCAAGGGTTAACCTTCCAAGTTTGTCCTTATCGCCCATAGCAATATCACCGATCATTTTCATGTCGGGCATAATCTCTTTGGAGTTAGCTCCAAAGGCAAGCATGGTTTGCGCGTTCTGGTATACTTCGTTTCCGTAAATTGAATCCTGAGCGAACTTTGTGAGGTCTTTATTTAGCCGTGTTCCTTCGCTCTTACCGGCCATTACTTCAAAGGAAGTTTGTCGGGCCTGTCCCTGAAGACCAGCGCCTACCACACTTCCGCCCAATTGTAATGCGCCAGCTAATCCAAGTGCGGGTAATACACTTCGCACGGATCTGCCAAGGGCACCGAAGAAGCCGCCACCGCTCGAAAGATTACCTGGAGATCGGCTTGCCAATCGCTGAAGCTGTTCCAACTCCCTGCGTGCTGCCCGGATATGATCTACAGATCGGCTTTTGGAGATAACGCTTTCCAGGTCGGAAATTTTTCTTTTGATCTCATCATAAGACTGCGCAAGTTGTCCGTTCGCACCTTTGATGGTGTTGGACGTTTTGCGTGCAGTTTCAGCCATCTTTACCAGGCCGCTACTTACAAGGTCTTTGAGTTTTATGAAGAGTTCTAAATTCAATCGGAAAGGATTTTAAAAGTTAACACCTTTAGCCTTTGCCTCCATTTTACGAATACGTTCAATGTGGCTAAGTTTTATAGCAAGGGCCGTATCAGTCATAGCGGAAGCATCGTGGCCCGTATAGTACTCAATCAATGTTTCAAAAAAACCGCGCAGATACATATAGTCCTGCTCGGTTTTTTTCTTTGCTCCGCTTATCGCTTTAAAAGTGCCGCCTTCTTTCCTTCCAGTATTTTGTTGAACTGATTGGCTGCTGGAATGAAATAGTTGTCATCGTCCAGGATGAAATCATCACCAGCAACAAAGCATTCGCGCATAGCAGCTTCAAGGAATTCATAAAGGCCCTCGTCTTGTATCTTAGTACTTGCATAGGAAAGAATGGCACGGGTGATGGGCCGCATGATAGCGATACCTTCAATCTCTTCTCCGGTCTCATCCAATACAGGCAAAAACCATAAGCCTTTATTCTCGTTGCTCCATTTCACCATCGTTTCCTTGGTGAACCGCTCTACTGCAAGAGCCTCACAACGTGCGTGCAGATCTTTTTCTTTCTGCACTGCTTCCCGCTTGCGTATCTCTTTGATACTTGCGCCTTTTTTAGTTTCTGTCTTTATCATAGGTTTGTAAAATTTCGAATTACTTCACCAGGTGTTGAACACGCATGGCAATGAATGGAAGTGTTACTTCCGTCATCTTCGTGTTCTGCTCCATCGCTATTCCCAACTCAGTGAAGGCAATACCTGGCACTACGATGTACTGCGTTTTGTCCGTTGGATTCTTTTTAAAATCAATCGTACAGGTAATCAGCGTATGCGGAACTTCCAGGATGTCGGCAAATCCGGCAATCAACGCAGCTGCATTAAGTTTATCCACTTCGTACTTCAGCATCTTCAAATTGCCGTCATACTTTTTATTGCCTGTATTAATGTCCACCGGCTCGTCACCACTGGCATATACATGCTCCTTCTCCACCGTCTTCTTCACTTCAAATCCGCGAAGGCCGGTAATCTTGGCGCCCAACAGAGTAAGTGTTATGTTACTCCATGAGCAATCTTTTGTGCTAAAATCCATAGTGCTTATGTGGTTGCAGTTATGCCCAATTCAAAGTCGATAAAGCTTTTGTAACCTTTCGGCCTGATTCTTCCCTTTAGGGTAAGCCGACTGGTATTTATGATGTTCTGATCCGGGTTGATGTAGATTGATGGCTCACCGCTAATCTGATCACCCATAGCAACCTGTATTTGTTGCTTAATGCGTTCTTCCAGGTGTGTAACTTCGTAGGATGCGATCTTTCCGTCTGCATCCACATCCACTTCACCTTCCAGGTCTTCGGTAAACACAGCCACAGCGATCACAGCAGCCTTATCTACCACACGGCCATAAGCCAGCAGGCGGAAATCGTCATTGCTTGCCATGCGATCAATACCGAAGAAATAACCAGCCTTTTGGGGATAGGTCATGAACGAAATAAAACCGTTGCCGTGAAGTGTAGCCAGGTTAACCACATCTTTGATAAGCTTATCGCCTATGTAGATCGTGCTAACACTTAAAGGGCCGTTGGCTACCTTTCCGATTTTGATATGAGCGCCATACTTTACCGCTCTTCCAAGCAGTAAGCCTACACTTGCCGAACCATCGTTCAATGTTCCGCCAAGTAATACGGCAGTAAATCCGTTAGTGCTTGTATTAGGGGTAAGTGTATTAGCAGCGGCAGGGTTTTGTACCCTCCCTTCAATGATCATGCGCAAAGGTGCATTCTCTGCAAGGCGTGCCTGACAGAAAGTAAGTGCATTAGGTAATGCGCTCACCACATCAGCATCAATGAAGTTCGCTCCACCCGTATAGCCTCCGGGAGGCGTACGATAGATGGCAAGTAGCCTTACTCTTCCAGGGAATTCGTTGGTTAATACCTTAGCGCCATTGGTGCTATTGGTGTTATCGGCCATCTGCGTAAGAGTAACCGTGTTTGCCACGATCATTATCTTCAGCTCTTTATTGCCTGCAACTTCGTTATAGAATTCCTGCAAGTGGCGATACATGGCAGGCTCTGCCAGTAAGGTATAGCCTTGCGCAATGGCATCGTCCAGGTTATAAACCGTTTTAGGTTTATTCAGCAGACCGGCTGTAGTGCCTGTGCCGATGATGGCGGCAATTCCATCAATATCACCAACATCCTGCAACAGGTTGCCGTTAGTATAGAGTAAGGTTACTTTGGGTAAGCTCATTGTTTACGCTTTTGCGTTTTTGGACTTTGTTTTTTTTCCAGTTTCTTCAACCTCTTTAGTCGGTTCCACTTTGACTACTTCAGCTACTGTTTCAATAGCTTCCATTAATACATCCACATTAGCTGCTTCTGCTTCCTGTTCAAGGTGTGGGTTTGGGTCAGCACTGAGAGTCACCGAATCGTTCTGTTCATCGATTTTATCAGCCATATCAAGCGAATCAGCAATGGCCTTAGCCTTCTCTTTTTGCTCGATAGAATCAATTGCCATGCGCTCTATGAAAGAACTCTTTTGTTCCGCACTCATGCGCAGGAAATCTTCAGGCCTCACATCATGCAAAGCCTTTTCCTTTGCCGCTTCTGCCAACGCAAACTCGGTGGCTTCCGCATCGGTAATGGCATCTTCAAAATCTTTACGCTCATGCTTTTCAACCTTGTGGTCTTTCAGCTCTTTGGAAAAGCTCTCCGCATAATGCTTATGTGTAAACACCGTGCCGTCACTTGTTGTGAATGCTTCGGTGGCAGAAGGAACAGTTTTGAAATAATGTAGTACTTCCTTGTTCATAGGATTATTTTTTTGAATTTGAGGTAAATGAGAAGCAAGGCAACGAGCAGCGTAATACCAGAATACCATCTGCAAAAAATATCGATGCCATGTGTTTTATACTGAGTAACCGTTACCGTTTTTACAGTGTTCTTAACGGTATGTTTCAGCTTAAAAATTTCTTTGTCCATTAACTCGGTTACGGTCTTTAAACTGTCGCATCCGCCTTTGGCTATAATGCTTCCGTCTGCTTTTATCGTAACGTCAATGAAAGCGCCCCCGCTTTTTTCTTTAATGTGAAGAGGTGAAAGTTTTCCTGTACTATCGATGACGATACGGGTAAACGTAATCACGGACTTGCCAGGAAAACTTAATGGAACGAAACGCGGGCTCATCTTCACGTAAGTAGAATCATACACTTGTGTGTCGGTGGCAGTGGATGTAACCTTGCGGCTACATCCTGTCACCACGAGCAACAGTGCGAAACCTATGAAGAAAAGCACGCGCATCTTTATTGGGTTTGTGTGTTTTAAGGGTTGTCTTTAAATTAAATCCAGCGACTTACTTTGTGAATGTTCGCTTTCAATCTTCGCTTTCGATACACGCCATCGCCTTCACGGCTTCCTGCGGCATTCGTGTTACCTTCCACGGTGATTACATAATCTCCATCATCCGGCCAGGCGTCTACAAATCCTACATGCCCGATCCGTTTTTCTGTTGGCGACCAGATACCGATCACATCCGTTTTATCTGGCTTCACTTTATTCAGTTTGCCTTTGATGTAGATAACATTCGCAGTGAACCAGGAAGGCGCCCACGCACTGCCTGAAGGAATTTTGATTTGGTAATCAGTGTCTTTAAAGGACTCTTTAAGCGACCATGTTACAAATGCTGCACACCACGCATAACCCTTCCCTGTTTTTGCTCGGTAAGCTTTGTTATTTACAAGCCCGGTAGATGCCAGGTACATATCGATTTTCTCACCATCGTTCCGGTTAGTAAGTTCTCTTACTCCAATCTGTGAACTGTAGGTAAGCGCTACCTTTTCAATGAGATCCTTTTTATCCTTGGTTATAGGACTTGCATAGCCAATAGTAAGCCCAACAAGTAGCAGGCATACAAGGCCAAAGAGAGTTTTAGTTTTTCCCATGGGTTGTTATTTAAATTGGTAAAGTCTTTGTCAAATTGCTGAGTCAGGTATTGGAAAACATTGGGGTTCACCAGCCTGATAACGACCAGTGCATTGAACGTACACACGTTAAATACAACAAGTCCAAAAATCACCTTCTGCCATACGGCCATGTCGTAAGGTGCCGCGCGCTCCTGGTCAATAAACACCAGAATTCTTTCGCTTAAAATCCACACAATGAATCCGATTGGCCCAAGCCACAGTTCATTATATTTCCTGAAAAACTTGCCGATGTTCATTTGCCTTTGTGAAGCCACTTTAAAAGTTTGTTGATGTAGAACCCAATCACTGCACCTACTACAGCCAGGATACTTGTTTCTAAAAAGCTATGCACGGTTAGTAAACCAAATACGCTTCCAAGTATCGTTCCGATGGTTCCGCCTAAAGGGCCTCCTATATTTTCTCCGATGGGTGTAGACATGCCTTGTAATTACTCCGGTAAAAATCGGTTGGCCTTACGGGGCCAACCGATTTACAGCTATGTTAAAGGTTGGGGTTTATCTTTGTTATGCTTTGTTCACAAGTGCTATTACACCTGCATCGTCTGCGCGTCTACGTCTTCCACCGGCACGCAATAGCGCACTGTAGATGTCGCCATAATATTCAGCTCGGTTCGGGTTCTCGAAGAACCTGCGTTCACCCAATGCACGGGCAAGGCTTCCTTTCTGCCATGCCAAACCGGCTACGTTATCCGTAGCACCTACAGCTGTTCCGATTGGCTGCACTACATCTGCACTTGTTAACATCGCTACCTTACTTCTCATCATCAGGTCAAAGCCATGCAATCTTCCGATCACACCTTCTTTAGCGTCCATGTATTCCGAAAAGTCGCGGTATTGAGTTTGCGTTAAGCTGCTCACTACTTCATCCATTTGGTTAGCTTCAAGCAAAGCGTAACGCTCTGTGCTTGGCACATCCTGCAAATCCATTTTAAGCTTTGCTGACTTCAGGTCGTCTGACACCATCACCTTGCGGGTAGTGGTTTGTCCGGCAATCTTAGCAGCGGCAGCAGCACCGGTAGTTGCTAAAATATTGCCAGCAGGAAGAGTGGTTAAATACTTCACCAGCATATCATCGGCAACTGTTTCAATCAATGTGCCTGCATGATCTCCGAATACATCGGTAATTTTATCGTACGACAATTCCACTTTGTCCGCATCTACGATATGGGTAGGATCGGTAGTGTACTCGTCCAGGTTGTAAGTAATATCCGTATCGGCACGTCTTACAATGGTGCCGGGATAAGCGGAACGGTTTTTTGCTACTACCGGTTTGGTGCCGGGGTTGGGTATATGCACGACTTTTCCAGCCAATACATAGTCATCATCGTTGCTCATGAATTTCAGGAATTGGTTATCCTTCCAAAAGCGTTTGATAATGTACTTTACCCATATTTCTTTTTGAACTGCCATGAGGGGGGATATGTTAAAAGTTTAAAAAATGGTTTGGTTTCAGGGGTTCACCAGCTTCGCCAGGCAGTTGTCTTCCGATACTTACCTGGCTTCTCTGGGGGGGTTATTTTATGCAGCGTAGTCTTTTCCGAACTCCGCTTTGAATTTGTCTTTGAACATATCGAAGTGGTTCGCCTTCAGATCAGGCAGCAAGCCTTGCTCATCCAGTTGATCCCAGTTAAGATCTTTGAACTTGTCACCGGAAGCCTTCTTTTCATCGATCTGCTTCGTTACCGGTTCGTACGAAGGCATGCTATCGATAAGGTCTTTTAGTCCTTCATGATTTTTCGCGAACGTAACTTTCAGCTTGTCGGCTACTTCTTTAGTCACCTTCTTATCGGCAAGTCCTTTTGCAACAAGGTCGTTTACTTTATCAGTAGTCACGCTTGCGTTAAGGGTATCCAACTGCGTTTGCAATGAATCGGTTTTAGCAGCCTTTGCTACCAAATCGTTAAACGTTTTGGAAACGAGTACTTCATCTGCATCCGCAGACAGATTCAAAGCCTGGATTTGTGCAGACGTGAATTTGATTTCCTTCATGGTCGGTAATTTTTGTTTTGTTAAGTCTGATAGATTGAGAAGATTATCATCTACATCATAAAGGTTCTTCAGTGCGTTGTAGTTAGATGGAACATCTACTAAACTGCATTCTCTGTTAAACCACTTGGTCACTGTAGGGCCTGTCTGTCCGTCCAATTTTAAGTCAGCTTCTTCCGATGCTTCAAGCATTACGATATGCCCTACACTGGCTGCGTTTAAAAAACCGTTCTCAATTTCATCAACTGTACGTTGTCCGTTAATGTGGCTGAGATTGATTACTGGTTTTCCATACACCTTGTCTCCATCAACTCGTAAATCTTCCCATCTTACCAACACACCGTCTTCGCGCCTGTGCATGGCATAGCCAATAGGATTCTTTTTGTACTCATCGATGAGGTAGCCTGATGTAAGTAGCCGATAACCATAGCTGTTAACGCTTCCGTCTGTCAGCAGAAATTCACGGTCGATTTTTTTAAGCTTGCTCAATTTTTTTTGGATGATTGTCCTCTCTTGTGGGTACAAATGTGAAGCGTGCAAAAGGCTCACACAAATCAGCTTTTCACCATCATCCTCACAACGTACCTTCTTTGTGTTTCTTTGTTACCATCATGGATAACACATCTTTTATTAAGGTGTTTGGGGGTGCATTTTTGCATTGAAACAAACAAAATTCCAGTGGCCGATAAAACATCTATTGCCGATAAGCAGTACTTAGCAAAGATTCTTTTCACCCGTGAGCATCTTGAGCAAAAGATAGTAGCACAGCGTGTAGGCGTTAGTGAAAAGACGATGAGCAAATGGGTGAATGATTTGAACTGGAAAGATCTGCGTAAGCGTATGTTGCTTGCGAAAGAAGAACAGATCAATAACCTCTACGAGCAGTTAGAGCAATTGAACATTGCCATTAAGGAAGGCACAAGTAAGCATGCCGACACCCGGCAGGCGGATATATTGATCAAGCTTACTGTCGCCATCCGTAATCTGGAAACGGATTTGGCTATTGCCGATCTGGTAGAAAGCGGAATCAGGTTTATAAAATTTCTTCAAAAGGTTGGCACCATTACCCAGGTGATGGAAGTATCTGATATGTGGAATTCGTTCATTCAATCAAGCATTAAAAAATGATTGAAATAACCGAAAAGCAATCTTTACAAAAGTGGGAAGAGTTCCTGGATAGCATCCGGAACAGCACGCCAGTAAATGTAAATGAAAGCGAAGAGGACAAAGCCAAGCGCATAAAACGTTTGGAAGCTGCTCCTGAGGAATGGTTTAAATACTACTTCCCAAAGTACTCCTTTGCCGAACCGGCATCTTTCCATATTGCCAGCTCCAAGCGCTTTTTAAAAGCAAATCGCATACTACAGCGCAGAGCGTGGGCGCGTGGCTTGTCGAAGTCTACACGTAGAATGTTTGAGATCTTTTACCTGACGTTCGCTAAAAAGTTTCCTACTAACATGCTCATGATAAGCAAGACGGAAGGAAACGCCATCCGTTTACTATCGCCATACAAAGCCAACCTGGAAGCCAATCAACGATTGATTGCAGATTACGGCACACAGGAACGTATTGGATCATGGAAGGAAGAAGAGTTTACCACACGTAAGAAATCCGCCTTCCGTGCTGTAGGTGCAGAGCAGAACCCGCGTGGTAGCAAGCTGGAAGAGTTGCGCGTAAATGTGATTGTCTTTGATGACTTGGATGACGATGAAGTGTGCCGCAATCCGGAGCGCGTTGAACAGCGCTTTAAATGGTGCCAGGAAGCCGTAATGCCAACTGTAGATATTGCCAAAGATTACTATATCTGCGTTGATAACAACTTGATCGGTGAAGACAGTTGCGCCATGCGCTTTGCAGAGTACGCTACCGATGATGAAATCATCAATATCCGCGATGAGTTTGGCGTAAGCTCATGGCCTTCTAAAAACAGTGAGGCTGATATTGATGACATGCTCGGAATGATCAGCTATGAATCGGGTCAGAAAGAATATTTCAATAACCCTATTAACCAGGGCAAGTTATTCAAAGAAATGACTTACGGTAAATGCCCTCCTTTGCAGGAGTGTGATTTCGTTGTCGTTTATGGCGATCCATCACCAAGCAATAAAGATCGTCCTACGGTTCGCTCCAAAGCTTCCAATAGTTGCAAAGCTGTGATTGTGCTTGGTCATAAAGATTTAAAGTTTTATTTATACAAGTGTTGGGTAGATGTTACCACTAACAGCAATTTCATTCAATGGCTGTACGCTTCGCGTGACTTTACAAAGAAAGCCAAGCAAGTTTCGTTTTACATTGAAAACAACACACTACAAGATCCATTTTATCAGCAGGTATTAATTCCACTTATCTTCAGCGAAGGTAAACAGCGAAACGATGTATTGCCGGTAGTGCCTGATAGTCGCGATAAGCCCGATAAATACTTTCGTATTGAAGGAACCTTAGAGCCATTAAACCGACTTGGATTAATGGTGCTAAACATCGATGAGAAGAACGATCCGCACATGAAGCGTATGGAAGTACAATTCAAATCGGTTTCGCCCAACAGCAAAACGATAGACGGCCCGGATGCAGTTGAAGGAGGTGTGCATATTCTTAAAAATATGCTGGCCACCAAATCAGTAGGCGGGATTCAAGCCATTAAAAGAAGGCCCAACAATAAACGATTTTAAACTATGCCATTCCTTACCAAAGCCGATTTCAAAACGCATCTGTATGCCGAAATCATTGAAGAGATTTCACGCGCTGACGATGATGTGGTAAACCGTGCTATTGCCGCTGCAATATCAGAAACAAAGGCGTACATGAGCCGGTTTGATTTGATTGCATTATTCGGAGATACCGCTAACGATCCAACATTCATAAGCGATCATTTACAAAACATTGTAAAAGATATTGCCGCCTGGCATTTGGTGAAGTTGGCAAACCCGAATGTAAACATGGAGTTGTTTCGAACCATGTATAAAGATGCCATCGATTTTTTAAAAGCGGTTATGATGGGCAAGGCCGATCCGGGATGGCCTTATAAGCCGGACGATCCGACAACACCAGCTAACGAAAACAATTTCGTGCAGTATTCAAGCAATCCAAAAAGAACACAGCATTTTTAATTTATGGCGAAGAAGAAAATAAAAACCGGCATCGTTACTAAAACGAGTTCTACTACCACGCCTAAACTGGTGGTCAATCAGCTCAACTTAATCAGCGCTGATCGTTCGCGCAAAGACATAGGCACTTTTAAAGATGCCTTACAATCTGCGGAAATGATAGAATTTCCACAGCGAGTAAAGCTGTATAATCTGTATGAAGATGTAATGCTCGATGGGCATGTTACCGGCATCATCAGCAAACGGTTAGATGCAGTACTGAATAAAAAGCTACGCTATGTAAATGCCGCAGGTAAGCGTGTGGATGAATTCGATAAAACAATAAAAAGCATTGCCTTTCGTAACATCATCAAAGAAATCATGCTTTCCATCATTTGGGGCATTCGCGGGATGGAATTTATACCCGGTGAAAAGCTGACGTTTGCTAAAATACCAGTGCGGCACATAAAGCCGGAAGTGCAAATGATTGTGATTGAGCAATACGATGAAAAAGGAATTCCGTACGCAGGTGTTTCGAACCTTTGGGTAGTGGGTGAAAAAGATGATTTCGGCCTGCTCTTAAAATGCGCTCCTTATGCTATTTATAAGCGCGGAAACATGGCTGATTGGGCACAATATATTGAGCTGTTTGGCCAACCTGTTCGCATTGTGAAATACGATGCCTACGATGAAAAGACAAAGATTGAACTGCGCGAAGTTTTAGACGAAGCAGGTTCTTCTTTAGCGTTGATGGTGCCCAAGCAGGCCGACTTTGAAATGATGGACGGCAAACAGAGCAACGGTACCGGAGAGCTTCAGGAACGTTTCAAAATTGCGCTGGATGCAGAAATGTCCGTAATCATATTAGGCAATACGGAAACCACTACCAGCAGCAAATCGTCCGGATATGCGCAAAGTAAAGAGCATGGCAAGCAGCAACTTGAAGTAACGAAAAGCGATTTGGAGTTCGTTGTAAACATGCTTAACTCCGACCACTTTATACGCATACTTAAAAGCTATTCTCTTCCTGTTGTGGAAGGTGGAAGCTTTGAGTACGAAAGAGAAATTGATTTGGCCGAACTGGCCCAACGCGTTGCCATTGATAAGGAGATTGCCGTTTCACTTAAAACACCTTTAAGCGATGACTATGTGTATGAAACGTATGGCATACCAAAGCCTGATAATTACGATGAGTTGAAAGCAAAACAGGAAGAGCAAAGACAGGCAGCAATGAATCCTCCTGTATCTGAAGCAGATCCTAACAAGCCGGCACCAGGCAAACCAAAGCCGAAGGCAAAGCCAAAAGCAAAAGATCTTTCCGCAGATGAAAAAACAAATGCAGAATCGTTCATTAACTGGATACGCAATCAGCTTGCAGATTTTTTCGACCCGGCCCCCTAACTGTTAGCAAACGGTTAGCGGGGCTGAAGGGAATGGATTTAATCGCCTTGCATACGGAGTTAATCGATGCGTATAAACCATGCGATTGCGGATGCGTAGCGGATGAGCTTCCTAATCTTGTAGCGGACGATGTAATACAAGCATTGATCATGAAGGTGTTCAATGCGCAGGGATTGTACACACAATCAGCAGAAATGACAACTGCTATATTCAATGACTTGTGGAAAGGTGTATTGAAGGGATTAGATACAGAGGGCGATTACTCGGAAGATGCCGCCTTCATCGAAGCATTGAAAACCAATGTAAGTCAGTTTAGCGCAGCAAAAGATAAAACAATGCTTCGCGAACTAAACAGAGCATTGGTGAACGATCAGGGTGCATTACTTTCTTTCGAAGAGTTCAAAGCCATCGCACAGAAGATTACCGGTGAGTATTTACGTACGTATTTAAAAACAGAATACAACCTGGCCATAACCGGGGCACAAATGGCCGCGAAGTGGAAAACCATTTTAGCAAATGCCGACACGCTTCCGCTATTGCAATTTGATGCTGTGCTGGATAAACGCACTACTGAAATATGCCGACCGCTGGATGGTGTTATACTTCCTATCGATCACGTTTTTTGGAAACGGTATACTCCGCCAAATCACTATCTATGCCGCAGTACTATCCGCCAGCTTGCATCCGGTAAGGTTACCGAAGATACCAAGATCCCTTCCATCGAAATACCAAGGATGTTTCAAACCAACCTTGGCGAAGCGCAATTGATCTTTCCTCCCGATCATCCGTATTTTTTATGACTCCGGAGCAAGGCATACAGCAGCTAATGAATAAGTACCGTGTAGCAGTACTTCGCGTTCCGCTGTTGGCTGGCAACGAAGCCGTGAACTTTACATTGGATAACTTTAAGATGCAGGGTTTCCTTGGTGCCACCTTCCAGCCGTGGGCCACGCGCAAAACTGGATGGAAGAGAGACAAGCGCAAAGGGCGTGCATTGCTTATTGATACCGGAAGGCTTCGCAGATCCATTCGTATCACACGCATTACTGCCGATTCTGTCTCTATAGGCTCAAACGTAAAGTACGCGCAAGCTCACAACCAGGGTGCAAGCATAAGTGTTATTCAATCGGTCAGAAGCTTTTCGCGTAGCAATGGATCAAATGTTAAAGCACATACGCGGAGAGTGAATGTAAAAATTCCACGCAGGCAGTTTATGGGTAATAGTCCCTACCTCAATGCGCGGATAAGTAGAGTTATAACAGCAACATTTTTAAAAGAATTACGATGAAAGCAAGATTATTCAATAAAGAAAAAGGGTACTATGCTATCTAATGAAAGGACACAGGAAGAAAAAGATTTTATTGACAAACATAGTACAGTTTGTTATTCTTATATCACCGATGGCCGCATTCAGTTTCTAAGTGACTGCACACACGAACTTGCAAATCAAACAGTAGACTTACCTCCAATCATATGAACAATCTTTTCGGACAATTGTATTTAGACCTCAGCAATCATTTAAAGAGTGCTGTGCCATCGCTCCGCTGGATCGATCAGGACTTTGGCCAGCTCGAAGTATTCGAGTATAGGCCGGCTGTTGCCTTTCCTTGTGCGCTTATCGATTTTGCCCAGGCAAACTTCAGCAACATGGCAGAGCTGGCCCAGATGGCCGACCTTAACATTACCATTCGCATTGGCTTTGCTCCCTTTAGTGCCGCAAACACTCTTGCTCCAATGGATGTGCGCGAAAAGGCATTAGAGTATTACAACATAGAGCAACTTGTATACGAAGCGGTGCAGGGCTGGCAACCATCATTTGAAGGGAATATCTATGCACAGCCATTCATCCGCGTTTCATCGCAAACCGAACAGCGTTTAAGCGCCAGCGGAACGCAAGATGCCAACGGCCTGCGGGTTCGTGTTTTGCTCTTCAATACACAGTTGGAAGATTACACCGCAGTAACCAAGTACGCTTCCCAGGCGGCAGCGCTGGAGGTGCAACAGGAAATTGACTTGTCATAAAAAAAGCCCCGGTTTATCGGGGCTTCTTTTTTTACTGCCACACCAAGTGCGGCCATTTTTTTTTAAAATAAGCAACCGGAGGTTGTAGTGCCTTCAGCTCTGCCAGGTGGCCGTAGTTATCGCTTATCAGGCGCGGTAAGGTAATTTCGCTGCTCAAAAAGAACTCTTCTCTCAGAGCCGATAAAATCGCCATGTAGCGCTTTTCAGTATACTTCCCGTAGAAGTAATACCGATCCACCAAACATTCATTCCTTTTGCTGTGCAGCTCTGCCGAGCGGCCCGATTTGCTTACTTGTAGTTCCGCGGTTTCTGGTTCAAATACATCGCGAAATAGTGTTAATGATCCCCGTGCGCCCATGTTCACAAATAACGAAATTTTATTTCAAAAGATGTTTTTGAGCATAAAAAAAGCGCTACTTAAAGTAGAGCTTTAAAAATGTTCCTTTTCGTTTTTCTTTATTCCATTTTTTCCATAGCTTCTATTAGCAAGCGAAGTTCTTCTTCGTCAAATTGAAGAGTTACAAAAGATTCTGATTTAGGAAAATTAACGTAACAACTTGTGAATGTATCCTTCATTTGTTTTATACTCTCTCTTCGGTCATCTTCTTCTGTCCTCATTTTTATTTGAATTTTGTACCCCATTAGTTGACAAATTTAAATACCACTGAGTCAGGAACCTGTTTTGGCATGATGTAAGAAAACGATATTACACCACTGTCTAAATTGTTAAGGTGTTCAGCAAGTCCGCCTGTTACTTTACCTTCCAGCTCTCCGTTCAAAAACAAATCACCATCTATCTGAGGGTACTCTATCTTTTTACCTGTCTCGTTCTTCAAAAAGAAATGAAGTTCGTAGCGACCATAAGGCTTGTCATATTGCTCATTAAAGCCATATACTTTTACTCCTTTAGGCAAACCACTTACAATATACTTTTCGCCCTTCTTTTCAGATCCGCACGCCATGAGCATTAGCAATAAAAGAACAGCAATAAATCTTACACAAAATACAGGTAACACAATCAATACAAGATCTGTCTTATCATCCGGGTTCATTTCAGGGCTTTGAGCATCGGCAAAAGTTTGCCTTATAAATAGCTCCGCTTCTTCTTCAGTATCAAAGAAGCTGTCTGATTCTCCATACTGGTTTACTTCAAGTGGTCGTAATACGCCATCTGTTCCGGGTGTCTGGATTTGAAAGTACTTTTTGGGTTCCATAGGTTTTTATTGTTAAGTCTAAATTACACAATTCTTTTCAGGCATCTGCCTAATCCTTAAATGCTCCGGAAATTCATTTATATCACCTCCATGTCGATCCTTCAAACCCATTTCTTTAGCCAGGTGCGTTCCAAGTTGTTTTACAAAAACGGGCGTGTCAGCCCGTTTGCACTGGTCGACAATACTTTCAATCCATTCCAGTTTACAGGGCCTGTATTTATATTTTCCGTTTTCGTTTCCACTTTCTCCACCTACAATAACCCAATCAATCAGGTCATGAACTTTATGGCCGTAATCTACACTGCTACCAAATTGTAAATTAACAGGCCCGTGCAAAGGCTCAATTGAAAGAAATTTTACTCCTGGTTGAATTGGAGCAATCAAATCAAAAAGTCGCGAGATCGATTTTTCACTTCCAATGGATGTGCCTAACCACACACGACTTATTATTTCTTCCCAAAACTCCGGAAGGTGTTCAATGATTCGTTCTGGCCGCTTGGTAAGAATCTGAAAGGTATGCTGCGGACACTTCCTGATTATATTCCAGGCTTCGTTTCGGTAGCCATCAATCGCCTCATGAAAGAAGTCAGTAAGTGAAGAAGTAAATATTTTACTCGGTTCCTTTATCTTCATCGGAAGATTGAACACCGTTTTAGTGCGTACTATTTCCAGCGGATTATAACGCGTTGCTTCCAGGCTCTCCCTGTACATATAGCAATACTTACAATCCTCATCAACCTTCGAGCATCCACGGGCAATATTCCACGTTGCATCTGTCCATTGTATTTTCGATTCTTTTGCCATGATTCTTTAGTTGAAGTACTTAAATAACTGTTGACCAATCCATCTGCCTACAGGAATAGCAACCGCATTTCCTATTTGCCTGTAAGCGTCATTATTGCTTCCTGCAAATTGAAAGCTATCCGGAAAACCCTGAAGTCTGGCGTATTCTCTTACAGTATATGGCCTTACAATTTTGCCGTCCTTTATCATTCTTGTGCTTACATCTTTGCTGTAATGAGCAACGCATGTCGGTGCGACATCATTTTTTTCAGGATCACTTATTATAGGCTTATCCCGATAGTGTCCATTCATTCGCTTATATACATAGTCTGGCATATCAACGATGGAGCCACTTTGAATAATGTCCTTTAATTTAATTCGCCTGTTTGCTTTTGGCGGTTCGATTAAGAATGGTTTTCTTGTGCCTATAATAATTAACCTTTCCCTTTTTTGAGGCAACCAATTCAAAGCATCTATCGGACAAAACATATTGATATAATAGTTGGGAATCTTAGTGAAGCACTCCATAACAATTTCAAACTTTCGCATACCTGGTACATTCTCAATCACGAAAGCTTCAGGCAAAGCCATTGCTACATGCCGGAAAGCATGCAGAAACAATTCATCACCAGTTCGCGATCCGTGTATGTCAGCTATGGTAGAGTATTTTGTACATGGATATGTAAAAGCCATCACATCACTTTGTGCCTGATCCAATACACTCTTTTTGGAAATATCAGCAGACAAAACAGTATGCTTAAAATTCTTTCTCAGAGTTTCGCAGCATTTTACATCGTATTCAAGTGATTGAACAACTTTCATTTTTGCTTCCTTTAGTCCCCAATCAAGTCCACCTGCACCGGAGAAATAACTATTTACTGTTGGTCTGTACATACACTATTCACATTTATGTCCTGATCTGATGTATTGATACCAAACCTTCCAGCCGGAAGGAAGATAGAAACCCCATTCCCTTACTCGTTTAAAAGTGATCACAAGCGTAGTGGCCGGCTGGAATATTTCAAGTTTATGCACCGTTGGCGCTGGCCTCCAAAGAATACTTCCGAAGCCATACAATTTCTTTCCGAAAGGTGTGTGTTCGACATATCCGCCTTTCAGTATGAAAGAAATGAAACTCCACGGATGATCGTGCATACAATCATCATCGCTTATCAATATCCTGTGTACTTTAATTGAAAATAAAGGACAGGTGAAAATCGAATAACGTATTAGATAAATCGGATTCGTATCGTTATCTCTTACTCTAAGTACTGTTTTTTTGAAAAGGTATAGGAACCTTTCCCTATGTTCATCTGGCTTCTTCTCAGTCCGTTGATTTCTATTACCAAGTACGGTCATCATTTTATCAACATCTTGAATTGTTATTTTTTTTCTTTTCATACACTTAAACTTCCTTTAAATGACTCTTATACAGCTGTTCGAACTGCGTTACCAGCATAGGCAATTCTTCATAAGTGTAATCATCCAGCCGCCTTTTCTTGTAACCATAATTCAAACACCAGTTGTTTACATGATCCATGTCTACCCGGTTCGTTCCGGCTATGCGCCAGTTCATTTCGTGTGCCATGCTCAGCACTTTGTTGCGCATGCGCTCGGTGCGTTTGTCTGTCTCATCCAGGCTCTTTAAGTGCCCGATGAGCGCAGCTGCTTCTTTACCGTACATTTCGCTTACATGCTTGGTACGGCCAGCGGTAAAGCTTTCCACAATGCTTTCTTTTTCATCGCGCAAATGGTTCTTGCCGATCAGCACGTGAATAGCTTTCAATTGGTTTGGATTGGTATAAGTTGCCATATTATAAAAGGTTTAAGGTTCAACAATCTCTCGCCACACATTTCACACTCCAGGTCGCGGATGTTGCAACGCTCACCGCAGTTCGGGCAATACTTGAAAGGTTCGTATTTCATTTCCTCTTCATTAAAGCTTCTGCCTTCTCAATTAATGACAACCGGGTATTGACAAAATGATTTTCGATTATCGCTAACACCTTTTGAGCAGCTTCATTATCATCAATTCGGAAATCAACAGTTCTATGGGTTCCACTTCTCAACGAAATGGTATTCATGAATAATAGTTTACTGTCTTCACTTTGATTTAGTCTTTTCATGCATTCGATATCCTCGATCTGTTTCCCCAAGGTTTCCAATTGAGTACTGATATCTTTGATTTCATTAATCTTAGCTTCCATCAATTTTGTGGAATCCACTTTCAATTCAAACTCTTTCATAATTCTATTTTTAATTGTGTCTTTTTAATAATCTGTTTATTCCTCCGCTTTAGCTTCTTATCCAAATTTCTCTTTGCTAATTCACGCGCTTCCGGGCAGCTGAATACATCACTTTTCAGAATGATTTTAAGTAGGCTTATCTGACTCATCGCGTTTCTGTTTATAATCTTGTCTAATGTTTTGACTATCTAAAAACTCAATCAATCTTCTATGAACTACATCAACTCTTTGACCACTTATTAACCATTCTTTATCCTCCTTTTTAACTGTGATCGTAATCCATATTCCTGATTCAACATCTACTCTACCAATGGTTTCAATATTAACAGTATCATAGAGAAACCATTTTACCATTAGGTAAACTATGTACTGTAAACCCATCTTCTCCCAATTGTAATAGTTGTCCATTCTCATAGATTTACTTCGTCCAATCATTATCCCAATATCTGCTCTTCAAATAAGTCTCCGGGTCTGCTTTGGTCTTCCATGCGTTAAGCGCCAGGTGCCTTTCGTACATGCCGATTTTAAAAAAGGCATTCACCCTATCGGCTTCACTTAGCTTCTGCCAATGTTTTTCGGCACGCAGCCGGTTACGCTTCAGGTTGTAGCGGTTCCACCATTGTTCAAAACTTACCTGGTAGCCCTCCTTAATTACGGTCAGTCGGGATTTGCCAAAAGCTTCTACCAGCGGATCACTATAGAGGGCAGGCAACTTGCTTTTGAAATAGTCCGTTTGCTCCTGGCTCAAATCGCACTTTAAAAAATCGATGTACAGCAGTTTGTTATCCAATCCGTACAGCACGTTTATTTCGCCAGTAAAGGCCGGTGATGTAATGATGTACTTATTCATTATGAAACTACAGTGTTGTTTAACAAACGATCTTCTGATAATCTTTGAATCATTTCGTGTGATTCCTCAATGTTCAGGTGCATATTGAAAACCATTTTTCTGTAAAGCATGAATGCCGTACTTCTTGTCTCCTGATCGGGGTGACAATACCCAATAACCTCTAAAGCGTGCATTGCATGGCTATACCAATGCTGCGGAAGATGGCCGAACTCTGAAGGCTTAAATGGCATTGGCGGATCGCTCATCATAAAGGCACCTTCTTCCGAATCAACCTCACGAACATCCGCAGGTACCATAAAACACCAACGAATAAAAGCAGTTAATCTTCTGCCTGGCGAATAAGCTACACCTGTTCTTGTCCATGTCTTAGGCTCATCATCACAGCCTCTAACACATGTTAATAAAGTTCCTTGCTCTCTTAGAGGTAATTCCATTACCCAATCTTGAAGTACTGATTTCATAGTTTTTTTCTTTATGATTTTTGAAGCTTATAAATCTTCTGTGACGTTTTCAGCATGGTTGCCAACCAATTCCGATAATATTCTTTCGCTGTCTCCGTCCACTTGTCGTTCTCCCAAAAATGATTCTCTGGGTTCTGCCAATGACTCAGCCGGGTGTATTTGTTGTAGTACCTCATCTGTCTTTTTTAAGGTTGGTTTAGGTTTCTTTTTCTTAGTCTCTTTTGCTCCGCTTATAGCAGTGCGATAATTTTTACCCCAATACTTTTCCGCGCCTTCCTCCCAAATCACATAAGGGTTGTTTCCTCCATAGCGACTTTTTACATCTACCATAAAGCCTTCCACGCGCGCTTTTATTCCAGCATCATAGCGTATGCTGTCCGCAACTGTTCCCCTTGGTTCCTTATTTGTAGCATGGCTGATAAAAATGAATGTCTTATTCTTAAACATCTGCTTCAAATCCTTATACTTTTTATAAGTGATGTCCCAATACTGAACGCTGTCTATGATAATGAAGCGTGGCGATTTCTTTTTCTTCAGCTTCTTTACAAGTTCATCGTAATTCATATCGCAATCGGCAAACTCAATCTTGCCACTGTGTTCATCTTCGTTCAGGCTTCGAAGTGCATTCATTTGCGTGGTCGCTTCAAATCCTTCCTCCAATGCCACATAAAGAATTTTGCCAAACGGCATAAGCACTTTAATAAAGCTCATCAGGAAGCTACTTTTGCCGTTGCCACTATTCCCCCAAATGATCATGATGAAGTTATTCACCAGTCGGCCGAAGCAGTGCGTAATCTCATCCGGTAGTCCTTCCAGGAAATTATACTTCTTGCTTAGCAGTTGTTTTAATCCGAGTACCCTTGCCATTTATATTTTTTTTTAAACAGGCCAGATAATTAATATGAATCCGATGATTGCCGCCAAGGCAATAGTTAATGCAATGCTGAGTAATACCCCCTCAACAAAGCGTTTATCCATGCGCTCGTTTTCCGCTGCAAACTCATCTGCTTTGCATTCCCGATTAGTACAACCTACAGCATGACATTTCGGCCAGTAACATTTTTTAATCCTCATGCTGCGATTTGTGTTTAAAACCTTCAACATGTTTCTTATCCTGTGATAAAATCACAATCTCAAACTCACGTCCGATAAGGCGTCTATAATATTCTCTTTTAGACAGCATTGGCTTGGGGCTATAGGTGGGACGTAGAGTTGTAAATAGATCACCAAAAGGCTTCAGGAAAATCAACATCAGATAATCACCACTTTTCGGCAGCGCATATAAACCATTATCTGTATCGTAGGCAATGAACGATTTGCTAAGAGAGTTGAGGTTCACCTCAACAACATCAAGCAATCGAGCCCTTTTCACGGGTACACCTTCAGCGTTGTTTAGCTTCCTATAAGCATGCGTGAATTTGATCACTGGATTATTGGTTGGAACCGGTATGTAATTAGACATTGCTCACCTCCGTTCCTTCAATCTTGCGCATAAGCAAGCCACCCTGCTTAACATGTTCGGCTGTGGCGCGAAATTCCCATTCGCTCATCGATACTGCCATTGCTGCCAGATCTTTTTCAGTAGGCATAAACCATTCATGCGAAGCAATCTTACTTTGATTGATTCTATACATTAGTGATCCGGCCATGAATAGATTTGCTTGCTCTCTTGTTTTTGGTTCACCACAAGTAGGACAATTGATGAACATAGGTGTAGTGCCCTTTTCGAGGTCTTGGGTTACAGTTACGTGCAGATTTTGGCACACGTAAGCATTCTTTCGAAGATTACTCATCGGATATAATAGTGTGTGTGTGTGGGTAGATAGAGGGGTAAAAGCCCCCCACTTATTCGAAACTTTCAGGTCGAATAGCCCTGTGTTTTCTCATTATTCACCGAACCTTAACCCCTCTCAAAAAGAGAAGGGTTAAATGGTTTGGTATAGTCTTTACAAAGGATTCCCGCTAATGTTTGTTACCAGATCCGGGCGGGTTTATTCATACTAATCAGCACTTATCTGCAACTCTGGTTTCAGAACCAGACGCCAAGGGATGTGCCATAAAAGTTAGAATCCTTTGCCTCTCTGCCCCCGACAAGGGGAAGGGTCTAACCGAATCTCCCTTATAATGTAGTTTGAAGTGCTTCTTCTTTCTTAGGCACGACATAAAAAGTGTCGTCCTGTTCTACCTTAAAACCGCACTTCTCAAATAGGCTTGAAAACGATGGCCGATCTTCTTCTGGCGTTTGCCATATCGGATCAGTTTCATCATAAATGAGAACTTCTGTCACTAATCGATCACGATTAGCCAAAAGACTTTCTTTATCAATCTCTGTTTTTTCTCTTATATAGTCCTCAGAGATAAATTCAGTTACAAGCTTTTTGCAGGCTCCCCAGGTAAATCCCTTTAAAGTTTTCAACGCTGGCTGGCCAAGTCTATACCCGATTGTGCCGTGTGTTAGCTCAACACTACGTTTATCGCCAAGCACTTCAGGATGAAGTTTTAAGAATGCCTGAAGTAAATCGAATTTCTCCCGAACAATTTTTGCATTTGCTTCAAGATCATCCTGATATATCATCCTGATTTTCGTCATCTCTAAATCCATTTCGGCTGTTATTCTTTTTGTTTCAGCATCAGCTGCGGCTAACTCAGCAAAAGCTTGGACAGCTTCTTCATGTGTAACTTCTTCAATTACTGTTTTTTTGATTCTTGTTTTTGTCATGGGTATTTTGTTATTGTGTTAAAAGTTGATTTTCAATGTTGCGTATACTCTTTACTATAGGGTCTTTAATAAAAATCAGATTTTCCAATGTTCGCACCATGTGCGATATGCTGCTTACATGTCTTTCTAAAAATTCAGCCATCACCAAGTAAGTGTCTTTGGTGTGTCTGTTGGTCAGATACACGTATGCCATTCGGGCATTCTGTAACTTTCTTTTCCGGTCCAGTCCACACAGTTCCTCCTTCGTTACTGTAAACTCGTTGCATACCAGTTCAATAATTCGGGCTTTCATTCTTACGATGTGGGAGTTTTTAAAATCCCACTCATATATCGCTCCCTCTTTCATCGGTTGCTGAATATGATTATCCCTACTACCAAACCAGTTGCATTCCAGATTACAGCGAACAGATACACCATCACCTCATCAATGTGTTCGCTCACAAAGAAGCCCACGATTAAAACCACCATCGCAAAGGCCACATACAATAAGCAGTTCATATAAATTTTTTTCATCACCTGGCGTTTACAAATGCAGCTACTTCATTACAAAACGATTTCTTAAATGCCACTGTAGCGGCACACATCGCCACTACACAGGCATACATCAATAGCACTATCCAAAGCAACGGGTTATACAAATCCTTTCTCATAAAGGTTATTGGGTTATCAGTTCCGCGTCCTTCATTACTATACGATTCGGGAAAATCTTCCCGCTCAAAATCCGCCCGTCATGCAGCTCATAATAAACCTGCGCTCTTTGCATCCTGTCTAGGTCGTAGGCACATGGTATAAAGCACTCATCCGCATTAGTCCATTGGTTGCGCCACCAGCTCCAAAAGGTGCGGCTTCGCTCCATAGCATTCATAAATTGTCCATCATCGGCAGGCAATCCAGAGGCAAGGCTCTTCAGATAAGCTATTCCTTGCTCGTATTGGAAGGTCGCAAACTGCTCTTCATTGCATTTCAGCAAAGCCATTACAGCGAACTTCAGGCGCACGGCCCTTTCTTTGCGGCCGTTCTTATTCTCTTGCAGTGTTCTTTTCATCTTGAGCGTTTTTGAGCGTTTTTTAAGCGGCTTTTTTCATCGCCTTCATCCGGCTTTTGTGGATCGCACGTTTTACCCTACGCAAGTCCCCTTCGCACTCATTATATATAGAGTGTAGATCCTGCGGATTCTCTACCCCGTTGGCTTTGGCTATATCGAACACTTCTTTCTCTGTTGGCGGGGGCAGGGTAATAAACCTGCGGCCTATCCGGCTGAAGATCTCCGCATATCCTTTCTTGTTCATCTTGCGTCCGCGCATGATGCGTTTCGCCAGGTAGTCGGTAGCCATGATTACGATACCCATGTTTCCTTCCAGTCTATTATATAAGGTGATGAAGAAGTATAGGATCGAATCAGATACTTTATCGAACTCGTCTAAAATCAGCAAAGGACTTTCCTTCTTTAGTGATGTTTCAACAATCACGTCCATCATTTCGGGCACCGATAATCCAGTGTTCGTCTTGCCCATCTTTTCAAGTATCTGTTGAAGGAATACCTTGCGGTTGAAATACTCGGAGCAGCTCACCGTGTATACATTGGGCCGTTTGTTTTCATACCATTCACTTACAAATGATTTACCGGTTCCAGGATCAGCTGTGATAGAGAATACATTTCCATACTCCCGAGCATCATCCAGAAAATCGATAAGCTTGCGTGCTGGTGTGGTCTCGATAAACTTCCATTTGCTCTTTTCATTCAGGCCCACTTGCTTGCCCACATTGCGCCACATGTCATCGCTAATGCTTTCCCAATCTCCGCGCCTTATGTTAATCACGGTCGCCTCACTTACATTTTTCAGCGCGGCAACTGCCTTCGCCTGGCTTGCGTACTGCTCAATGAAAGATTTCAGCAGCATTTGAATTTCCTTTTTCTGAGAGTCAATAATCGTTGTCATCGTGTAGTTAGTTTATGTTTTAAAAAGTTCTGTAGTGAGGGCAGGATTCGAACCTGCATTACCTGTTACTCCCTGCGTCCTTACAGTTATTGATAAACATTAATTGGAGCCCTTCAGCAGTGATTATGTACTCCCCAGCGGTTTATCAGCGTCTTACCATTGCGCCACCTCACTATTTATTATTACATCTCATCGTACATATCATCTTCGTAACTTCCTCCACCTATCGAATGCACAAGTACTTTCTGTTCCGCATACTGTTTCAATTCCTTATCCATCACACCGGCTTGCAGCAGGTTTTCAGCATCTACGCCAGCACTTTCAAGCACTTGTTTTCTGCGCGTTGCTTTGGCAGCAATCCGGTTTACATCATCACGCTTTTCATTCAGTATGCTGTTCAGAAATATGCGGCTATCCGTATCTGCATCTTTCAAAGCGCGGCTGTTCAGTTGTGCGCTATGTGCCATCACTCTCACTTTATTATAGTCCGTCACCAATACCCGGCTCATATCAAAGGGGTCGTAAACCACACTTACCGATTTGCCTACATATTCCATCAGGCTTGGCACCTGCAAATCGTAGCTATACTTTACTCCGTTTATTCGTGGCTCTACACCGCGGTTCGTAATCCGTATTCCGTTACCACGGTCGTTATGCTCAATCCCGAACTTTAAAAGGAATTGCTCGTCATTGATCGGGCGCTTACTCTCCGCTGGCATGACGTTGAAAGCTTCCATCCACTGATCATGTTTGCTCACTCCACTACTTTGCGGAAGGTGGCGCAGGCGGTGAAAGAAGTTTTCAATCTGTTGGATTGCTTCAGCACCAATCAGCGGGTAATCCTTTTTGTTCCTTCCAAGTACCTCCTGGTTTACACCGCGTCCCTTAGCGGTCATGTTGTTTCCGGTGTAATTGTTCGCACCTATTTTTAGGCAGCGCTTCCAGTGTGCCTGCCCGAAAAAGTTTTCGATGTAGCCACGGTTTTTACTTCCCACGGGAGTATCGAAATACTTACCCATGCTCTGATAGAATGGACGAAGTTCCGTAAGTCCCCATCTGTCCGTCTTTGTTTCGTGTGGCAAATGCCATCCGCCCGTCATGCTTCGTATATGGTACATCGCATTCAGATACGCAGCTCTTACCAGATCAGTATCCAGTTTTTCCGCATACGCATATCCCAAAGGGTAGTCGTTAAAACTATCCATCACCACTATCGCCTTATACTTGTGGTAAAACTTGTGAGGCGTGTTATCATTTGGATCAATGAAAAGTAAATCCAGATGGTTGTCATCACTCTCTATTAAATAGAGCGGGTGAGTCGGGCGATGGCCCTTTGCCTGCTTTAAAAATTTGCCTTTCAGCTCCGCATTGCCTTCACGGAACATTACTATCTCACTCTCTTTCTTCCTGCGCCAGTTACCAACCGTAGCCGGATTTATTTGCTTGTAGTTGCTTGCCTTCGCCCACGTGTTATACTGCATGGCGATGTACACATCATCAAACTGGTTATGATGAGCGATCATTTCCAGCAAAACACTTTCGCTTAGCTCATCCTTAATCTTCGATGCCTGTTTGTTGCCGAATCGCCAGTCTATTAAAGAGCTATAACCCTTCTCTTCATACTCTCTGCGCTTCTCCAATAGTCTGCGGTAGTTACTTGGCAAGTCCACTTTGTCCGCTACTATAATTTCAATCGCATGTTGGTAAAACTGTTCTATTGTCAGGTTCAAAAGCTTTTTCAAAGCCTTCTTATCAGCCGTCAGTTCTTTAAACATATTCAGCCAGTTGGCCGCAGTAGTGTATTTGGTGACATGCTCAATCGAAAGCGTTTTGTCTTCGTCATAGCGATAGCCCAAATAGAATTCTTCCGCTTTGTTATCCCACTTAATGCACTTCCGTATAGGCATCTTTGCCATGTACTCATAAGGGTTGCCAAACTTTGCTTTTAGCATCACCTTATATTTGTCCTTCAGTGTTTCAAACTTTATAAGCACTCTGCGCTTATCTTCGGGGTCATCCATAAAAGACCACGAAGGCGACTTCTTTAATTTGGCTGACTTCAAAGTGTTCTCAGAAATACCACACTCTAAAATGTCACTCCACTCTACGAACAATATATTGTCTACTATCTTCATCCTTGCTCTGCCGATTTCTGTCTGAATAATTGCGCCTGTAGTTCATCAATCTTCTTTTCCAGGTCATAGGCTTCTACTGATTCGCCACCTTCATAGGCAATTGCCAGTTCATCCTGAAGGATTTTGATTTCGCTTTTCAAATCTTCGATTGACATATCTTTATTAGCTTAATAGTTGGTGTAATCCGCCTTTCAATTGTTGAAGAGAAAAACTTTGTGCGTCTTTCAATTGTGTTAAAAGTGCAAGAGCTTCAAAGCGCGATAGCGAAAGTGTTTGTGTTATCTCATTACTATACAGCTTCGCGTAATGCTTCTTTACCAGGTCAAAAAGCACCGACATTTGTAGGTGCCTGTTCACCGCATCTTGTGTTACCAAGCGAATACTTCGTAATTCAATACTCTCCTTTTCCAGGTGATCATTCAGGCGGTTCCGTAGTACTTCCAGTTCATTATAATCCAGCACAAAAGAGATTTTCCCCTTCTTAGTTTTTCTTATTTCCAT